CTTCAAGAAAAACTAGCAGTCAACGGGGGAACCTTCTATGGCAACAGATATTGACGTACTTGCGGTAAAGGTACGCAAGTTACGCGATCATTACCATACACGTGATTCTCGCTATGCAGATCTTATGTCTATCCGTCAAGGTAACATTCAACAGGTATTCCCTGGCATGTTTCCTGATGAATTTCCTAAGCCAATGGTGTCAAACTTCATTGACATCGCTGCCCGCGACGTAGCAGAAGTTATTGCTCCGCTGCCAGCATTTAACTGCGACACAACTGACGCTATCTCAGATCGTGCCCGCAAGCGCGCTGACAAGCGCACCATGATCGCTGCTGGCTACCGCGACACAGCAAACCTACAGACTTTGATGTACACAGGTGCAGACCGCTACATCACCTTCGGTATGCTGGCTTTTATCGTAGAGCCAGACTACGAGAACAATCGCCCAATGATTCGTATTGATAATCCAATTGGAACCTATCCTGAATACGATAGATTTGGCAAGTTGCTTTCCTACACCAAGCGCTACCAAAAGACAGTGCGCGAATTGGTTAACGATTTTCCTGAGTTAGAACCACAGATCCGTGGACCTTATGAAGATCGCAACTCAGAGCGCATGATTGAGATTTTCCGCTATCAAGACAAAGATGAGTTAGTTCTATTCATTCCTGAAAAGAAGAACCTTGTACTTGAGCGAGCAGTAAATACACTTGGCGAACTGCCAGTAGTTATTGCAGTCCGTCCTGGCGTTGACTCTGACGAGCATCAACGTGGACAATTTGATGACATCATGTGGGTACAAGTTGCCCGTGCAAGATTTGCTACCTTGCAATTGGAAGCCGCACAGAAATCAGTACAGGCTCCATTCGCACTTCCAGCAGATGTTAACGTTCTTGAAATTGGACCAGACGCAACTATCCGTTCTGCTAACCCAGAAAAGATCCGTCGTGTTGGTCTTGATATTCCTAACGGTATATTCCAAGAGACAGCACAACTAGATCAAGAACTACGCGTTGGCTCACGTTACCCACAAGGACGACTAGGACAGCAATCAGGTTCTATCGTAACTGGCCGTGGTGTAGAAGCCCTAATGGGTGGCTTTGATACTCAAGTCAAGACTGCTCAAGCAGTATTTGCTGAAACCTTCCGTCACGTAATGCGTATCTGCTTTATGATGGATGAGAAGTTGTTTGGTGATGTTGAGAAGGAAGTACGCGGTGTTAACGCTGGCGCACCTTACGAAATCACCTACACGCCTAAGAAAGATATTCAAGGCGATTACTGGTGCGACGTATCTTACGGCATGATGGCTGGACTAGATCCAAACCGTGCCTTGGTATTCGGATTACAAGCTCGTGGTGATAAACTTATCTCACGTGATTTCCTACGTCGTCAAATGCCATGGGAAATGAACGTCACCATGGAAGAAGAAAAGGTTGAAGTAGAAGCATTACGCGACTCGCTTATGGCAGCCGTTGGTGCTTATGCTAACGCAATTCCATCATTAGCAGCACAAGGACAAGATCCTTCAAAAGCAATCAGTGCGATTGCTGCTGCTATTAAGGGCCGTATGGCAGGAGATAACATTGAAGATGTTATTGCTGCCGCATTTGCCCCTCAAGTTTCCCCAGAAGTTGCAGCCGCAGGTGAGGCACAAGCCCCTGGTCAGGCTCCTACTGGGGAGCCTACTCCACAAGGTATGCCACAAGGCGCACCTGGTCAAGCGCCACAACAAGGTGGCACCGCACTGCAATCACTACTTGCAGGATTATCGTCTTCTGGAGCGCCGCAACTCGCTGCGTCAGTTTCCAGAAGGTCGCCAGCCTAACGTTTCTGGCGATCAAACTTCCTATAGGAGATAAACAAATGGCAACAATGAAGTCATCATTGACTACAAAGGTTCCTTCACCAAAGAACCAAGGTGGACATGGATCCTCACAAGCAGTAACACAAAAGACTGGTATCCAATCAAAGGCTGGCGCTTCAAAAGCTAAGCCTTCAACAAGTCTTTATTCAAAGCAACCTTCAGGCACACGTGGTACAGGTACCACTGCTGGAAAGCCAATGAAGTAAATAAATGAATTTGGATGAGCAGGGCAGTATTCCTACACGGATTACTAAGTGGGATGTATTTGCCCTGTTCTCTAATACCGCATCAGATCTTGCGGATGTAGCATCTAATTTTTTTCAGATACTAACAGAGATGTTAGCAACACAAGCAAGTTTCGTGGAAGATGAAAAATCATTTCACGAGTATGCAGCCCGTACCATTGAGACACTAAAAGAAGGCGAGTAAACATGCCACAGGCAGAAAAGCCAGCGATGTTTTCAGGCCCAGGGGCAATGTCCCGCAGAACCGATGGCGGCCCAGCATCAAAGCAAGCACAACGGTATATCTCAGGTATGCCTAATTACGGTGATGGACAAGAGTTGATGGACTTACAAGCATCTGCTCCTATGTCAAAGTCATCAAACCCAAAACCTGCTACACCTTCACAGGTGCAACAAGCAGCACAGGGACAACCTCAAGGGCAACCTCAAGGTGGTATGGCTACGCCATTAACACCATTGCTTGCACCAACACAACGGCCTAATGAGCCTGTAACAGCTGGTGGCGCACTTGGCGCAGGACCTGGACCAGAAGCACTTGGATTAACTCCAGGTATGGGTCAAGGTGGACAATCTGCAAAGCAAACAGTTCAAGCTCTCGCATCTCACCCAGATGCTTCTCCTGAATTAAAAAATCTGGCTAATTTACTAGGAAGGTAGTTGATGTCAACAACACAACCACTTCCACCAACACAACCTACCAATACTAATGGTGTGGCTAATGTAGATACAGCCAATAAAATGGTTAGTGGAAATCAAACTTTTGTTGCTCATAGTCCTGATCTTGCAGCGGCTGGAGTATCAAGCGGAAATCAAGATACATTTACGACTTTAGCCGCCATGAAACACACAACCAGTGTTGGCTCTGCAATTGACGACCACGTAAATACTTATAACTCTGGCTCATGGATCAGCAACATTTTCAAAGATGTTAAAGAAATCCCTGGCGCAATTGTTAAGGGAGTTACAGATCTTCCAGTTGTAGGTAAAGCAATTGGTACTGTATTGAATTGGGCTAATAAGCCACTTCAGGAAATTCAAAAAGATTACAAATTTATTCATAGCCTTTATACCGATCAAGGCCCTATGGCTGGAATTATCGGAACAGCAGCAGTAATTGCTGGTGGAGCATTAGGAACATTTGTTGACCCAGGCGCTGGAACTGCTTTAGGAGCAGAAGCGGGAGCAGCATTTAGCCGCAATATCCTTGGTCGTGTTCTTCCTAATTTTAAATCTTCTTTAGATAAATCAAACAATCCAGATTATTTGGTTTCATTTGGTCGTGACGTAGCACATTTACTTTCAAACGTACCTGGTTTTGGCACTCTTGCCAATACAAATACTGGCTTAGGTCAAATTGTATCTGGTATTTCAGATGCCGCTTTTGACTTTGAGGGCGATCCTTTAGCAACTGCTGGTAAGTTAAAAGCACAAATTCGTCGTGGTGACAACATAGCAGTAGCCGTTGATCCAGATAATATTAATCCAAAAACTGGCAATCCAATGCCAAAATTAGATCCTATTACGGGTAAGCCAGTAGCAGTTCGTGCAACACTACCATTTGCTAGTTCAGCAACAGGTTTACAAAACTTCTTTCTTTCAAACTCTTTAGTTGTACATAGTTCAGATCAATTGGATATGGCTTTAGCCAACCCATTGATGAAAAACGTTAACCGTGCTATTGATGATATTGCGGCAAAAGCCAAAGATCCAAAGACTGGTCTTGCTGACATAACCAATACTTATGGTGTTAAAAATGGTTGGTCAAGAGCCATGAACGTAGCACTATCTAAGGTTGAAAATCGTGAACAAGTTGTTCAAATTTTTAAGCAAGCGCTATATTCAAAAGAACTTGCAGACAATGCTGAGCAAAGTCTTGCCGATCTAAAGTTACCTACCAAGAGCGTTGGTAAATTACTTAGCGAAAAAATTGGCGCTGACAGAATTAAGCAAAGCGCCCAAGGTTCAACTTGGAACGAACAAACTAACCTTTTGCTTCCTAAAAAAAGCGCCATCATGGATCCTGTTGTCAATGCTGACGGTACTCCAGCAATTGATCCTAAGACTGGCTTGCAACAAACTACTGCAAGAATAGATCCTACAACTGGTGAAATGCAGTACAAGATCAACAAGCCATTGTGGGCAAAGCCAAACAAAGAAAACATTATGAACGCATTGGCTGGTAAAGTGCGTACTTTTACTGGTCAACGTCCATTGTCATTTGACATGGATAACATGGCTCTTTCGTCTAAAGAAATTGATTTTGCTGATCCAAATGTAGGCAAGACAATTTATGATATCGCTTATATGTCAATGCCTCACCGCATAGCACTTGAGCGCACAACAGATATTTTAACAAGCGCTGAAGAAGATCAACTAGCAAAACTACACACCCTTCATCAAGAAGTTCTTAAGAACTTTGGTCTTGGGGATACTCAAGCCTCAACTATTCTTGGACAACAAAAAGATGCTATAGTTGGCAACCCTGCCGATCATGGTGTTTATGGATTTAATAATGGACGTGCTGTAGGTGCCGTAGATGTAAAACCAGAATTTGGCGGAGATTCCAAGTCAATGGCTATTGTCCAAGGACAACGCTATAAAGGCGCCATGTTGGATCTTAAAGAGATTCGCTCTGCCCTGCGTCAAGCAAAAGCATACGGCGTATTTTATAACAAAGCTGACGATTTCTTTACTCATTACACTAACGTAATTTTTGCACCATTAGCCCTTTTGTCTCCAGCCTTTGGTCTTCGTGTATCCACTGGTGAAGCATTGCACCAAGTAATGCGTCGTGGTTTGCCAAGTTATCTTAATAATCTTTTGGCTACAAGCCTACGCAACATGGACAAAAAATATCAGGCTTATCACAATGATGCTGTTGCTCAGGGTCTTACCCCAACAGATCTTGATGCTTCTGAAAGAGAACAAGCAACTGGTATACCACAAGTTGTTAAAGCAAACGAAGTTACCAAAGAACTTGATAACCGTGAGAATGTTGCTAAGCGCGCTTGGCAAGCAGCTAATAAGGGTATGACAAGCAAGACTGCTTGGAATGATGCTGTTAACAATGTGGCAAATGCTCGTTACAAAGTTATGCCAGTAGGTTGGGTGGCAGGCAAATTTAAGGATTCTAAAGTCGGTTCATATCTCGTTGGAGATAAAGTTAAATATCTTGACGAAATGCACCGTGAACTTGGTGTAGATGGAACTCCCGCTGGTATTTCATCTGCCCACCAAGCATCTCAAGATCTTTACTCAAAAGAGCAAATTGATTTATTTACCAAGACTCTTGGACATGGATCTAAGCCTGGTCAAGAACTTGCTGGACTTCAAGAGTTTGATCCACACTTTCATGATTACTGGGCAAAAGGCGCTAACATGGCGGCGGCAGATATGGCTCAACGCGATATTGCTCGTGCTTATATAAATGCTTCTAAAGATCCTGCGTTTAAGCAACTTACCCCAAATCAACAATTTGCTAGTTTAGTTGATGGTCAAGTAGCAAATATTAAAAATCCTAATATGTACAAAGAATACCGCAGTACAATGGATGGATATACAAAGGCTACTCCTGAGTCATTTGCTAAGGCTCAAGTAGATTATTTGCAAGGTATTGTTCATGGTTCTGATGGAACTGTTCATACAGATTTGATTCAAAAAATTGCCAAAGGTGAACAAGTTACTGGCAAAGAACTACGTAAACTGCCTAACGACTCAGCGCCTATAAAGGTTCTTGGTCGTCGTCAAGCTCCTACAATTTCGGATTCGCTTCGTAGAGTAGAAGAAATTGGGTATCGTAAATTTGTTAATCCAGTCATGGACTGGGTATCACGTAACCCACTGTTTGCTGATTTCTACACCCGCCGTCGTCAAACAAATCAAACACTTATTGACATGGGATTGGTTGACCCTCAAACAGCAGTTCGCATGTCTGCGCTACAGGCTACACGTGAGATGATTCCAGCAATTCACAGCCCTGCTATTCGTAGCCAGTTCGCTGTATTACACCGTAACTTGCTTCCATTTTACTTTGCTCAAGAGCAGGCTATGCGTCGTACTGGTCGTTTAATTATGACCAACCCACAAGCCTTCCGTGATTTTCAGATCGTTAACCAAGGGCTTAATAATCCAGGCTTTGTACATACAGATGCCAATGGCACAAAGTACATAGTTTATCCAGGTCTTGGCGAATTTGGTAATGCGGTTTCAAAAGGACTTAACGCTCTTGGAGTAAGTCAATTTACGGGTTTACCATCATCAATTACTGGTAATACTTCATCGCTATTGACCGTACTTCCAGAAGTTAAACTGCCTGGAACTAGCCCATTTATTAACCTTGGATTGTCTCAATTGGACAATTTATTTCCATGGATGAGCAAGGTCACAAACGTAGCATCTGGTGGTTATCCATCAAAGAACTGGATTGACACAATCATTCCTAACTCAACGATGCGTGACCTGTTCAACTCAATGAACATGGATGATCGTGAGAGCATGGTTTACAACTCTAAGTTGTCTGCCATTATGGCTGCTTACTATCATGGCGATTTGCCAGATAATTATGCTGCTTTGCCACCTTACGAACAGGCTAAGTATCTTGCTAAAATTGAGCATAACGCTCAATCAAACTTGATCGTTAAAGGTTTGCTTTCGTTTTTCTTGCCACTGTCTCCAACAGTAAGCAACGATTATTACACCAAAAATCTTCAAACACTTCGCTCTGAATATCTTAACCTTTTGAAGCAACCTAACCCAGCAACTGGTAAGCCAGATGCAGCTTGGGCTTTGGATAAATTTTTACAGGAAACTGGATCACCTACAAATCCAAATCGTGGTTTGTCCTACACAGTGGCTCATACCACTTCTGGCACTGGTGCTTATGCTCCACTTGCTGATTCAACATTATCTTGGATCAAGAACAATCAATCGTTGTTAAATAACAGTGCTTATTCATCAGCGGCACCTTATCTAATCCCACAAACTGGTGACTCAGCAGATGCTCTACAAGTAGAGAACCAATTGCTGGCAAACCATTTCCGTGCTAAAATTAGTTCACAAGATTTTATGACAGCCTTGTATGTTAAAAAAGGTTGGCAAGATCTTGCAAAGGATTCAGCCGATTATCAAGCAGCTATGAAGGTTGCTCGTACTAGCGGCAATCGCTATGAGGAATATCAATTAAGCCAAATATGGAAAACCGTAACTTCAAATTATGGACAAAGTAATCCAATTTGGTTTGCTGATTATAACAATCCAACTCGCTTGGAAAGCGCTAAAAATGCGCTTCAACAATTTCAAGTTATGAATACAAAGGGTTTAATACCTGATACGGTAGAAGGAAAAGGAATTAAAGATCTTCTTACTTCTTACGAAGATTATCATAAAGGCTTGCTTGCAAATACCTATGGTGGTAAGCACCTACCAGGATATGCAAATCTGCAAGATGTTTGGTATTCATACCTTGACAATTTAGCACAAACAAACCCACGTCTACAAAGTGTTATTACTAGCGTATTTAGAAGGGCAGTATAATGGCCGCAGGTACAGGATCTAACGCTGGAGCAGGTTCATCTGGAAGTGATTACCTTGCACTTTTGGCTGCACAAAATGGTGTTGGCAATCCGATGTTCAACAAAACAACAACGGATACCACCTATCTTACACAAACTTCACAACCAGATATTTCAGCATTGCTTAATTCAACCATGCAGCAATTGCTTGGACGTAATGCTACTCCTGAAGAAATCCAAACCTACGGATCAGAACTGCTTGCAGCAGAAAAAGCCAATGTTGGCAAATATACTGGAGAAACCACTTATGGCCCATCTGGCAAGCGTAACCTTGTATCTGGTACTCAGACCACAGTAGGCGTAGATCCACAAGCATTTTTTGCAAACATACTACGTGGAACCGCAGAAGCTAAGCAATACGGAGTTATGAATACCTATATGGATGCTTTACAAAATGCAACGGACAAGTTCAAAGGATCGTATAATGGCTAAAAGACCAGTCGCTAAGTATGACCCTAATGCACCTTTAGATCCAAATGCTACACCGCTTGAAGCATTAAATTATTGGAACCAAAAAATTGATTATATAAAAAATACTAAGGCTGGCAGCAGCCAGATGAAAGAACGTGCCAAGCAGGATCAATTACAAAAAGCTGAAACACTAAGAGATGAAGCCGCAGCGCAATGGGCTTCTGATCCATCTAACCCTGCCAACCCAAATGCTACTAGCGGAACAACTGTAGAGCCAAATTGGGCAAAGCCACCAGTTGCTACAAAGCCAGCAACAACAAAGACAACTGGCACAACAGACTCAGGTTCGGCAGTTGATTTTTCAAATAAACAAATTAAATCAGTTGTTAACGTAGATGCTCCTGCCACTACCAAAGCAACCGATGTGCCACCTGGAACAACCCCACCTTCAACTGGGCAAACCCCACCAACAGCCAATGTATCTGATACTTCTGCTGGAGTTCTTACCCCAATAAGTCAAGCAGCACTTCAGGCTCAAGGCACACAAGGTCCTTTAACACCAGAAGAAGCACAAGATAAATTTGTAAAGCAATACGGCCCAATAGCATCAATGGCTGTAACCATTCCTTGGATGAATGATATTCTCCAACAAGCCATTAATGGCAACTGGACATCAACAAAATTTATAGATGCAATTCAAAGTTTTAATGGCGGTAAAAACTGGCAATCAATCGGGCAATCAGTCCGAGATTCTCAAGAAGCCTACTTTGGAAATAAGCAAGCCTGGGCACAACAATACAACGATAAGTTAGACATACTAAAAAAGTCTGCTATTGCTCAAGGTCTTGATCCATCAGCCTTTGGTAATGCTCTAAACCTTAACGATGTAAACTCTATTGACGCTGCTTTCAAGGATTCTGGCAGCGCCATGAATACCTTTTTCAACCAGTATTACAACAACATCCCAGATCAAGCAACACTTGATAAGTATGTTGCTAATCACTCAACTATTGCAAAGCAAGCCAATAACGCTTTAAGCGGTACCCTTGCTACAACTGCAGCATCTTTAAAGAACTATGCTTCTCAATACGGTGTGGCTTCACAATACCTTGGACCTAACTGGTCTAACGCTAATGGCACTGTAAGCGATAGCACGGATTACTTTACTAACGCTGCAAGCGCTATTGCTAAAGGCTTAACAAGTGCTGATAGCGAACAAGCCTTATACCGTCAACAAGCAATGAATATCTACAAGCCATTTGCTCAACAAATTGCTAACGGATATAGCGTTGCTCAATTGGCTCAACCTTACACCAGTACAGTGCAAAATCTGCTTGAAATTCCAGGACAACCAATTGACCTTGGATCATCAACTGGTTACGGCGCAATGGTTACTAAAGCCCTTCAAGGTGATGGAACTAACCCAATGAGCCTTGACCAATTTACAACACAGGTTAAGCAACGTCCTGAGTGGCTTCAAACTGGCAATGCTCGTAACAGTTTGATGGATACTGCAAATCAGTTATTACACAGCTTTGGATTGGTGGTTGACTAATGGCACGTACAGATGCACAGGTAGATGCAGCATTAGGCGTATCTAATTCTTCATCAACACCAGCCGCTGCCGCTGCTCCAGTAGCACCTCAAGCCCCAACGTTAACTCCTGAGCAATTACAATCTCAACTTGCTGCGGTAGGAACCACTATTAACAATGGTGTTGTCACCAAAGCCGCCCCTGTTTATACAAGCCAAGCAGATGCAGATGCTGCTGCTGCACAAACAAAACAAATTGCAGATTTACAAGCACAACTAGCGGCAGCCAATACTGCTTCAAATACTCAGACTGCTTTAGATGCAGCCAATAAAGCCATTACAAATCAAAACGCTTTGGCTATGTTGCAGTCTACTTTGTCTGGCTATGGCATTGATCCTACAGGTGAAATCAGCAACGCCATCCTTGGACTACAGCAAAAGAATTACGATGCAGCAACAATTCAATCTTTGATCCAAGATCCAACATCTGTTAAGTCTACTGATACAGATGTAGCTGCCCTTGCTAATGCTTGGAATACTCGCTTTTCAGCCAACGTAGCCCGTCAAGCTGCTGGACTTCCAGTTCTTTCAACTGCTACATATCTTGCAAATGAACAACAATACAAGCAAGTTATGCAACAAGCAGGGCTACCTGCCAGCGTAATTACTAATGATTATGTTGGTAAAATTATGGCAGCCGATGTATCCCCGCTTGAAATGCAGACTCGTATTAACGCTGCTACAACAGCAATCACAGCAGAAGATCCATACGTTATTCAACAACTTAACCAAATGGGTCTTGGTACTGGCGATCTTGCCCTACATCTTCTTGACCCAGCAACTGCTTCAAACGTAATTGCTCAAAAGGTTTCAGCCGCACAGATCGGTGCTGAAGCAGCCCGTCAAAATGTAAACACATCTCAAGCCTATAACATGCAATTGGCTTCACAAGGTGTAACTCAAGCCCAAGCAGCACAAGGCTTCCAAAACGTAGCAGTTCAATTGCCAGGCATGCAATCACTGGCTCAACGCTACGCAGGATATGGTCCAGCAGGAACAGTTGGGCAAAGCCTTGAGAACCAACAATTTGGAACTTCATCAACTGGTGAAACCGCTGCTGAAGCAGAGCAACGCTTAAAGCGTTTACAGACACAAGAAACATCAGCTTTCGGCGGTAGCGCTGGAGCAAGCACACAAGGCCAGAGCCTTGGTATTGGAACCGCACAAGGCGTTTCCTAAAAGAGAATCCGTCACCACCTACCAGCATGGATGACGCGTATTAAGACTGGCAGTGGGAGCTAACCATCCTTCCCCTGGGATGAATTACGGCCTGCGTATCAACTAACGAAAGGGAGTGCCACATGGCAAACCAATATGATGATGAAGACGACGATTTTGCTACTGAGGAAACTCAGCAAGATGGTCCAGCAAATCTCCGCAAAGCCTTAAAGCGAGCAGAGAAAGAAAAGAAAGAACTTGCTGAGCAATTAGCAAGTATCCAAGCGGACCTACGTAATCGTAGCGTCAAAGACGTATTGGCACAGAAAGGCGTACCTGATAAGGTCGCCAAGTTTATTCCTGGCGATGTTCAAACGCCAGAGCAGGTAGATGCTTGGCTTGCTGAAAATGCTGATGTATTTGGCTTTCAGAAGGCAGAAGCAGAATCTGCTCCAATCTCTGACGAAGAAGCAACCAATCGGGCAGCGTATCAACGCATCAATGCCGCAACACAAAATGCAAATACCCCAACTAGAGATGCCGACCTAATGGCAAAAATAACAGGGGCTAAGTCAATTGAAGACCTCAACGCATTAACAGGTAACGCTTCTCAACGTCGTAGATAAATCCATTAACCGCACAAACCTTAAAAGAAAGAAGGTGACACAGTGACAAACGCATATACAGATACATCAGGCGGTTCTCTAGGTACTTCCCTAGTACAAACAGCTTATGATCGTTACGTAGAGTTTGCACTCCGTGCTGTACCTCTAGTCCGCGATGTCGCAGACAAGCGTCCAGTACAACAAGCAATGCCAGGTTCTTCTGTAGTCTTCCAGATCTACACAGACCTATCAGCCGCTACCACACCACTTTCAGAAGACGTTGATCCAGATGCTGTAGCCCTAGGCAACACAACACCTGTCACCGTTACTCTGAACGAATACGGTAACGCTTCACTTGCAACTCGTAAGTTAGAGTTGTTCTCACTCTCAGACGTAGATCCAGCAATTGCTGACATCATCGCGTTCAACATGGCTGACTCACTTGACACAGTTGCGCTTAACACCCTTGTTGGTGGACCAAACGTAATTGCTGAACTTACAGGTGGAGCCACTTCTCCAGTATCTACCTACGCAGGTACATACACCAACGGAACAACACAAAAGTCAATTGACGGAACATCTGTTATCCGTTCACGTGACATCCGTCTTGCTGTAGCTAAGCTACGTGCAAACAAGGCTGTCCCACGTCAAGGCGAATACTACTGGGTTGGTATCCACCCAGAAGTTTCACACGATCTTCGCGCAGAAACTGGTTCTGGCGGATGGCGTGATGACCACAAGTATTCTGAGACAGGCTCATCAGAGTTCTGGCCAGGAACAATCGGAACCTACGAAGGTGCAATGTTCGTTGAATCACCTCGTATGTTCAACGCAGCAGACGGTACTGGCGGATCAACAGGTTCAGGAACCTTTGGTTCTGCATGGACCTATGGTACTGGCGGTGTACGCGTATTCCGTACTCTTGTTGCTGGTAAGCAAGCACTTGCTGAAGCAGTTGCCGAAGAACCACACGTTATCTTCGGACCAATTGTTGATAAGTTGATGCGTTTCCGTCCAATCGGATGGTACGGCGTTCTAGGATGGCAACGTTATCGTGATGCTTCCTTGGTTCGTATTGAATCATCTTCATCAATTCACAACTCTTAGTTCTAACTAAGTAGCCGTGTTAGCCCCATCTTCGGGTGGGGCTACCACATAACTCAAGGAGAATAATGGCATATCTGTTCAAACCACCAACGGTAGATGAAAGCCCAGCAGGCTTTAGCCGTTTGTTCTGGCGTTACAGAATTGCCCGTGGTGACACAATTCTTGTCTATGGCACAACCACTGTACGCACACGTACACCAGGCGTAGACGAAACTCAAGATGCAGACTACTGCTACCTAGGCGGACATGAGTACATACTGTCCCAAGGTGAATACGACATTCTAGTAGCCAATGGCTACAGTGCAAACATAACAACTATTTAGGAGATTAAGTGAATCCAGGTAGATATAACATCACCGTTGTTAACGGTACTACATTTCAACTTTCTCCAGTATGGAAGGTTGATAACCTTCCTGTAGACCTAACAGGCTACACCGCTGATATGCAGGTAAGGGACATCAGCAACA